GGTGACGGTGTTATGCCCACCCGCGCCGCTGCCATCCCACTGAAAAAATTTTGTAGGCAGAGCCAACGCAAAACGCGGCATATTATCTTGCCCCACGACGGTGCTGATATCACCATTGCTCAGCAATGCGCCGCTGATTGAAAACTTATGTGCCCAGGGTGTGGCAAAGGCTCCGCCCAAAGAGCCGAAGACATACCAATTGTTTTTGTAATACACAATTGAATCGGTGGTGCCAGGGCGATTGCTGAAGGTGGAACTGCCTGCGCTCAGCCCGCCTGCACCGCCAACATACACCCGCGATTCATCTACAGAACCGCTGCCAGCCACGATGGCGATCTGTTCGGCGGCGTTAGGGTTCATACCCAGCGCAGTGATGTACCCGCCCTCAAGGTCTGCACCGTCTGCAACGAGTGACCAGCTCCCCCCGATGGAAGAGGCGCGATACAGCAAGTCACTGGCGGCGCGCACCAAGAGCCACAAGGCTCCGCTGGGCGTCACCACCATCTGCAAATACGCAGAGGTGAAATCGCTCAGGGTGAGACCGTTGTTCATGCCCACCCAAACGGGATCATCTGTATCAAATGTGGTGGTGTAGAACACGCCTTTGTTCGTGGCGACCACCACTCGCTTGGGGTGATTCAGGTTTTCGGTTTCAGGCGGCAGGCTGATGATCTCGCCCAGGTCTGAAAGATCAGGCATTTCAAAATCAGGGAAGGAGGATGAGTCAAAGCCGTCTGCATCCCAACCGGTGGCGGGCGGAATGTCGCCATTGATTGAAATCGTGGGGAAGGTTTCCGGCTCAAGATCCAGCTCGCAAGCAAAGGACAAACTCTCGGCATCGTATTGAAGCGTGAGTGTGCGCGCGATTAAGTTGCCAGCGTAGGCAATGCCGCGCGGCGTATCCCCAGCGGCAACATCCAAATAATAATAGTGACGCGGAAAGAGATCTGCCAGGCGGTTGTTCTGCTCAAGCGTGATGCCGAATTCGTATTCAACATTCTTCCAGCCCATGTACAAGCCCGCCAGTGTGTTGATCTGGCTCTGGCTGGATGCCAACAACTGATCGATGACTTCGGTGGTGCCATGCCGCGCATGCACGTGCCCAAAGCTGAGCCCGTATAAAACATTGGTGGTGCCGCTATCGTCACAGCGCCAGCCACTGACGCTGAGCATGGCAAGCCTGCGGCGGGTAGTGCGGTTGATGTTGACCTTGCCCTTGCGGTCGCGCTTGGTGATGGTCATCAAGGTATCCCAGGTGCGGTCTGCCTCTGGCACACATTGCGGGTCGATCTCAATAAACAACCTGCCGTAACGGTCTACGCCACCGCTGGCAAATATCTTTTGAAAGGCGAGTTCGTGCAACTGATCCCACAGCGAGCCTTCAGAGGTTTCGAGGACGGGCGCTTTGCGCTCATCATTGGTGGGGTATACATCCATCAGCGCGGTGACGTTACTGCGCCAGTGCAAAAGATGCCAGATCGCGCGGTCTACCGTCAAGCCGCTCATCACCGTCCAGGCGGCGGGGGTATCGGTGGCGATTGCCAATGCAAAGGGATTCGCCTCAATGTGCGAGAGCGCATCATACGCGCCTGCAATGGATAGATCCACGGTGGAGGTTTCGGCATCCCAATCAATGCCCTCGTCTGTGATATAGCCCATGCACACGATGTTTTCACGGTTCAACACCGCGCCGATGCTTTGCTTCGTGCTCCCGTACCAATCCTCGCTGAAAAGGATTGCCAGCGCGCCTTCGACGATATCGCTGGTGCCTGCCCCGCTGTAGAACTTCACGCCAAAATTCCAGCCGCCGTTGTCATAATCGCCAGAGGGTGGATCGGTGATCTCAACCCGGTGCGGTTTTGATGCCGCAGTGAAGACCATCACATGCCGAATGCCGGTATAGGTTTTCGAGTTGGCAGCGGTGACGGTGCAATACACCGTGTAGTAACCGGCTGCATCGTAGGTAATGGTTGGGGTGGCAGTGGACATGCCCGAGCTTGCGGATGAACCGGGCGCGCTCCATGAATAGGAGGATATGGTGCTGTCAAATACCCACGAATCACTCGCATCAAATTCCACATCGACATCTGAGCCAACCAGCCAGACCACGGCATGCGCACCCAGCACCGGCACGGGTTCAAAATCTTCGTGCTGGTCGCTGTAGGTGTTTTCGTAATCGAGCTTCAACACGCCCCCATCCATGCGCGGGGCGCGTTGTGCAAACGAGAACATATCCACCACAGTCAGGTGACAGTTATATGCCCAGTCAATTTCACTGGTCATTGAAATATAAAACGTACCAGAAATGGGCGCTTTGCGCAGGCGGCAAATGCCCAGGTCTCTTGCGCCTGCGGTACTGCCCACCCAAAGGGTCATTTCTTTTTTCACATCTGCCAGTGTGCCCGAGCCGCCATCAAAAGAGATCGTGCCCACCATATCAGTGGAGCTGGGTGCGCCGTTCAATAACGCGGTGTAAATCACATTGGGCTTATAGATGCCAAGCCATAAGCGGCTGAATTGACCCGGCGTGCGTAAGAGTGCCAGTTCTGGGGCGGTGGCTTCTCGGGTCATGCGCCCACCTCGCTGAGGATAATGAATTCCACCACAAAGCCGCTGCGCACACCCTGAAAGAGATGGTCGCCATCTTGCCGCGGATCGGGCAGGGTCATCAGCACTTCGAAGCTGGCGAAGCTGTCATCATTTTTGCGAGTGGTGATGTAGATCGGGTTGGTGCTTTCGAAGGCTTTCAATTGCTCGATCTCATCCGGCTCCAACAATGGGAAAGTCCACACCACGGTCTGCGGACCGGTGCCCTGCAAACTGCCATCGCCCAGCCGCACCATTTTGCGGTACAGGTTATGCACCGGCTGAGGGTCTGGCAGGGGTGTTGCCAGCGCATCGAGCGCGGTCAGACCGCCTTCGGTATCGTCAATTTGAAAAGAAGATGTCATTACGCGCTCCCAAGAGATCTGTTCAAGCGGCGGGTGAAGTTACCCAGTTTTTGTTCCATCAGCCGGTCTACATCTTTCACGGTGAGACCGTTGGCGAATTGCATGGTGTAGGAATTCTGCGAGCTGCTCACAAAGCTGTTGGACGGTTTCGCCATGGTTTTGGCAATCGTGGTGGGGTCCATCATTTTTTCAAGACCCATCTGAAAGCCTTTGCCAGAGAACGCGCCCAGTTTCATAAACTCAACCGAAGGGGACTTGATGCCGAGCGTGCGTTTGATCGCATCCAGCGCAGCTTTGGCGGCTTTGATGGCGGCAGCCACGATCAAGGGCATGCCGCCCAACATGCCGTTTGCCATGCCGAACATCATCATCTTGCCGAGGTCGCCCCATTTGACGGTCTTGAAATACGCCACGATCTTCGTGACCATATTTTTGAACCAGTTCATCACGATGTTCGCGCCTTGTTGCACTGCATTCACCAGCCACTTCCAACCTTCGCTGAAATAGTATTTGATGATGAACCACAACTGCTGCGCCGCCGTGGTGATGCCCATGAAGTTATTCTTGAATGCCAGGTACACCAGCGCAATCGTGGCAACGATCAAGAGCAAGGGCGCAACCACAGTCAACGCCGAAGCACCCACTGCCAGAATGGCAGAACCTGCCGTGCCTGCCGCCGCAGAAATACCAGCAAACGAAATGCCCAGCCCGCTCAGCGTGGTGCCTAGCGAAGCCAGCCCGCCGATGAACGAGATGATCGTGCCCAGGAACGAAAGGATCGGTCCCAGCACAGCCAAAAAGCCAGCCAACACGATGATGGCTTTTTGCACCGGCGCGGGCATGTTGTTGAACGCCATCAAAAGTTTATTGAGTCCCTGCACCACTGCCAACGCCACGGGCAACAAGTTCTGCCCAAGCATGATCAAGGCATTCTTCAACTCCGCCTGCATAATGCGAGACGAATTCGCCAGCCCGTCTGAGGTTTCGGCAAAGTCGTTCAATGCCGGGTTCAAGCCTTCATTCAGCGCAATGGCATTCAAGAGCACCGCACGTTGATTTGCCGTCAGGTTGCCGGTGTTGGCGCTAAGCATGCCATTGGCGATGCCATAGGTCTTGAGATAAGAATCGGTGATGAACGGGAAATAACGCTGGATCGGTTCATACTGTCCGCGAATGGCGCTTTGCCAGGCTGTGGCAACATCCGCCACTTGTGCATTGTGAAAGGATGCCAGGTCTGCAAAGTGCTTCACGGCTTGCTCTGCCAGAGCGGTTGAATCTTTCACACCCATGCCGCCCGCAGTGAGCGCCGCACCAATCGAGGAGGCATAATCCAAATATTGTTGCTTGCTCATGCCCAAGGTCGTGGCAGCGCGGTTGGAATTCTCCACCACGCTATCTGCCATTTCCTTGAAGACCACCACGGCTTTGTTCTTGGTCTCTTCATAATCGCTGGCAGCTTTGATGGATGCCGCACCCGTGGCAAGGATTGGCAGTGTCAAGCCAATCGTCATGGAATTGCCGATATTACTCAGGCTATTTCCAAGCGCCGTGGCAACCGAACCCAATTTATTCAGGCTTTGAATCGAAGTATCAACGCCACGGGTCACGCCCGAACCGTCGATCTCTACTTTTCCGTATGCACTACCGAGTTGAATTGCCATCGTGTATTCCTATCTGGATTTGTTCAGCCTGCCCGATAAAAAGGACCGCTTCGATCTTTTCTCGCAATGCTATGTCTGAAACGAATGAATACGCCTCTTTCAAAAGGGAAAGCACATACACCTTTTTGTTATTCACTGCGACCTTGATCCTGCATTCCTCGCAGGCGCGGGTTTCATCAAAATCGCACAAACGTTTGCAGTAGATACATTTCATTCACGAAACACCGATCTCTGCCAGGCTCTTGACCTTCTTGATCTTGCGCTTCGGCGCAGAGGCAAACTTCTGTTTGGGCGCGCCAGTGATATTCGCAAACGGGTCCTTGCCTTCGTTAAGCGCATTCTCAAACGCCCGCCCCGTCATCAAACACTGCTCATCCAACGTCCACTTGGCAAGGTCAGTTTCTAAATCAGGGAAAAAATCACTGGGTCTCTGCCCATAAGCCGTTGACTGGTTATACAAGCGCCACAGCGTGGTCTTATCCCTCACGAAAGGAGGTCAGTTGAGTCACCTCCCGGTTGACCCAGTTGAACACGTGCATCTTGTCATCGTTGGGAAGTTCCGCTAGGGTGATGTGCTCATCGTCTGCGGTTGCGCCAATCTTGGGCGATACCAGAGCCAGCTCCAACAGCGCATTCAACATCTCGGTGAACTGCGCGGCATTCTTCATCAAGTCTTTCAAGTCAATGCTCGCCCCGCCGTCTTGGGCTTGCTTCTCTGCCATATCCACAAATGCGGCTGGCAGTTTACCCGTCAACATCAAGTCGGTCATGGTCACATCGCGCAGGGTCACAACCAGCCCGCTGGGCAATGTCTCTTCATGCAAACGCGAAGCGCGCCATTGCGCCAGACTAACTCGCTTTTCCATTTTGTTTTGATCTATAAATTGAGCTTCTTTTTTCATAAGTCCATCCTGATGAAGGATGAATTCATCATTCATCCTTCATCATTCATCATTCAAAATTTACGAAGTGGGCAGGGTGTCAGCGGTTTCGTTCTGCACCCAGTCATAGATGCCGTTCGAACCGTCATCAATGGCAATGCCCTTGATGGTCGGCTTCATCATCTCGCCGTATTGCAAGGCGGTGTCCAAGCCTTCGGTCACTTTGCACTTCCAAAGGATGCAATGCACATCATCATCGCCTTCGCCCAGGCTTTTGCCGTAGATCTTGAAATACGGCAGGCGCGTGGCTCCGGCGCGATCGAGCGTCTTGATCTGGTCGGGCGTGGTGCCGCTGGTGCTGGTGGCATCGCCATACATGAGGGCAAGCGCCTCAAGCGGCAGGGACGAGAACTCAAGTTCCCATTCCACGGCTTCCAGCACAGACACGACCGAACCGAGCTTGTCGTCGCCCATGCCTTCCGCGCTCTTGATGCGTTCCTTGAACGTCAACTTGACCGAATCCGGCAGATCCACCTGAGTGGAGCCGCCGATGTTCGTGATCTTCACGTCCGAAAGACCATAGGGTTTTGGGGTGGTTGTAAGTGCCATTTTTATATCTCCTTATAATTTCCCCTCCCCCATTTGGCGCTCTCCCAAATGGGGGAGGCAGGGAGGGGGCTGGGTGGTTTGGTCAGCGTTCTCGCGCTGCCACAAATCTCAGCGTGCCAAGCGCACAATCAAGCGCCTGATCTCGCTGTTGATACACTGCGTTTTGAAACTCAATATTCCACGTGCCATCGCCGATCTTCTCTTCGTTCAATAGGTCAAAGACCATGCCCATCGCCGAATCAATGTTGGTGTAACCACTGCGCTCATAAAAATAGATCGTGATCGGCGTGCGCACGCCGCGGCGCGTGTCGCTCAGTTTGTATTCCGTGCCGAGCTTCACCAATGCACACGGCTTGAGTTCTGCCGTAGTCGCATCGTATGCCGCAGCGGTAAGCTGACGGTTGATCTCTTCCACATCGGCATAGATGCCGCCGGTCAACACCGCCATCAAAGGCGCGTTAGCCGCTAAAGCCGTTTTGATATCCGTAGCGAAACTCATAACGTCATCCAATCATCCAATTCATTACCGAACAGCCACACCGCCAAATTGATTGCGGCAGGCGTCAGGTCACTATCCAAGGGCACACCCAAGTCTGCGGCATAGGCATCCATCTCAGCCCAGCTCTCACCCTTCAACCAGCCGTTCAACTGGCTGGTGAATTGCTCAGGGTCCATCAACACGGCGGTCTTGTAGCACAAACAATTCGGGTGAAAGGGCAATTCATGCGTCCCTTTCGGGTAAATGCCTTCACCATCTTCGCCGCCATACGCCGCATCATCACACTCATCCGGTTCCGGGTGCGCCGCGCTCAGGTTGACCTTTTCTTGTTCAACCCACGGCTGTTGCGCCATCATCCGGTCGGTAGCGAGGCTGTGAATTTTCTGTATCTCTGTGCGTGCCAGGCGAAGCGCCTTATAAGAAACGCCAGAGCCGTCACAAGCATCGCCGCGCAAAAGACCCGTGGCATCACCGCTCGCAATTTCAGATTTTGTGCGTCCATATAACCTCGTCGAAGTCCAGCGCGGACAATCCTGCCCGGCGCCCAGAAATATCTTCAAATCTTTTGCCAGATCAAACGCGCTCTTCTGGTTCACCAAGCCGTTCATCAGCACGCGGTTCAAGTCATCGCGCGTCTCACGGTCGATCTTCCAAATGCGCGCATCCAACGTCACGCCATCGCCATACAGATACTGTTCCGCCACGTTCAACAAAATGCGAAGCTGCGGGTCATACACCCCATCGGTCACTTTGCTTTCTTGCATCACCTTTGGAGCGATCAAACGGCTGTGACTGATCGCCTGCACCCCAAAAGCGATCTTCGCCGCCTCACGCCTCGCCATCTGAAAATCAGCCTGCCACTGCTCCCAAACGTCTGCCCACGCCTTCAGCACGTCCATCTGCGCCGCATACATGCTCGTCGCTGTAAAGACCTGATCTTTGCCGCCGCGCTCCAATAGAATCGCCCGCGCCGTCTTGCCATAGTCCAGCATCAACGCATGCGTGCGCCCCGTCATCCACACATGCAAACGCAGAGTCGCCTTCCACGCCCCCGCCTGCAAACGCGAGGTTGGCACCTTATCGAGCTGGGACAATAACTCTTCTTTTTTCATCAAACGCTAATGCCCTTGATCGAATTCGCAAACTGCTCCGCGCTGAAGCCGTCACTGTTCAAAATATCCGTGTCCACATCGCGCAGATACGCCGCAAGGATGAGCTGAATGACTTCATCCTTCACGCCCAGCACCTTCAACTTCATCGCCGCATCCGCCAGGAAACCGATCTCCTGCGGGTTAAGCGTCTTCGCCTTGCGCCACACCAACGTATAAGAAACCGAAGCGGGCAGAATGCCGTTCAACAGCAATTCCATATCGATCAGCGGCTTCAAAATCTCAATCGTCGCCCACTCGCGTCCCTGATTGAGAATTTCTTCATAGGCTTCTTTTTTATCGCCCAAAATATCGCGGTTCAGATCCTTGCCACCGAACATCAATTCCATCGGCTTATCCGAAGCGGATGCCATCGTTTCGATGTTGTGCAGTACGTCGCCGATCTTGTCGATGTTGCCATCGCCCTGATTCACCGTCAGCCCGCCCGCTTTGTTCGAAACAAAATCAACCACTGCGCCCAGCTTGCCAAACGCGGCTTTGTTCTTTTCGATGTACGCATCCACATCCGCTTGACCACCCTCCACCACATGGTGCCGGGTCATCGAGCCGCCTGCCTTGCGTCGCACCGCAATATTCAATTCGCCTTCCTGCACGAACTTGTAATGCTTGCGCGCGGATGCCATCATCGGCGTGCCATAGCGGTTCTCTTCGTCATGGTTCCAGCGCGCATGGATGATCTTCCACTGCGGAAACCAGATCGCATCCGCGGGTGCTTCTTGCGTGTAAAACGTGTCATCCCCCATCCAAAATGCCTTGGCAGGGTTATCGAACCGGTCCGCATTATTCGAAGCGCGGTGCATCTTCAAAGTTGGTTTGCGCGTCACACTCGCCAGTTGAAATTGATTCGCCGTAACCGCCTGCGCTTCCAGCTCAAGGAAACTCTCACCGTCACGCATCGAAAGCCGCAACCATTCTTCGAGGCGTTGGTTCAGATCCAGCCGGGTTTGTAAACTACCGATCACATCCTGCACGCGCTTGTCTTGGGTCTTGACGAAGAACCCATTCCGCAACAGGTCACGCGCATAATCACGGTGCATCCGTTCCACCCGCGGATCATCCTTATACATCGCGCGCGCATCCTTCACCATCGAAGTGCGGTCACGCTCCACCTTGAAGCGGTCCATGTCGTTCTCCGTAACGACCGGCGCAACCCCTTCTCCCTCTCCCTTTAGGGGCAGGGCTGGGGTGAGGTTTGGGTTCATAAACGCACGGACTCGATCTCTAAGTGTCGCCATAGGTTCGCCTTATCTGAAAATATCTTTGAGCATTTTTTCAAGCCCGTTCAAGTTCTGCTCGATCGTGCTCATCACCACGGCATATTTGCCGCCATTGGACAATTCCAAAAACTTGCCATAAAAGACCGTGTGCCCCAACGTGACCACCAACGTTCGATTGTTGCCACTTTCCACAGCCACATCGCTCA